TGGCCATCGGCGATCCGGGCTTCGGTAAGTCCAAGACCCTCGGCTATCTCGGCATGAAGCAGAACTCTGTCATGGTCCGCGCCAAAGCTGACTGGACGCCGCTGTGGATGCTGAACGAATTGGCCGAACAGCTTGGCATCGCCCGCAAGCACACCAAACAAGGCCAGTTTGAGACGGTCGTCGCCGAACTGATGCAAAAGCAGCCGCTGCTCATCGTGGATGAGATCGACCATGTTGCGCGCAAGCTGCTCTGCCTCGAAACGCTGCGCGACCTCACGGACATCTCCGAATGCGTAATGGTGGCGGGCGGCACGCGCACAGCGCTTGAGACCATCAAAACCTACAAGCAACTCCATTCGCGCATCTTCGATGTAGTCGATTTCTCGGCAGCGACCGAGAGGGATATTGCGGCCATCGCCGCCGCCGTTCTGGATGTGGATATCGCCGCCGATCTTATCGCTGAAATCCGCACCCGCACAAATGGCCGCTTGCGCCTGGTCATGAATGCGCTGTCCCGCGTCGAGCAGCGCGCCAGAAAGCTGCGCCTCAAGAAAATCAACCTGGACGAATTTGGCAATGGCCAGCTCACCAATGATGAGCGCCGCCCCCAACTCGCGGTGGTCGCCAATGGCTGATGCAAACCAAATCCTGCGCACCATCTTTGACCTGCGGGATGACAACGGCGTGGTCACGCTGGACGCCCTCTGTGTCGCCGTGGCGGGAAAGCCGCTGCGGGTGAACGATCCCGAGCGCAAGCAGGTTATCAAGAGTATCGGCGGGCTGGTCTCGCGCGGGCTCGTCAAATCCCTTGGCGCCGTTCCGGGCAAGTTTCCGGCTGCCGCGCATGCAGGATACATGGTCACCACGAAGGGCGAAGCTTTCCTCGCTGCCGGTAAGGTTATCAAGCCTGGGCCAATTGGCAAACTTACCGCCCCGCGCACGCTCGCCAAAGAGACCTTCACGGATCGACTGTGGAAAGCGCTGCGCCTCTCGCCCAATAGACGCGCCACGGTCAACGAACTGGTCGAATTGGCGGGCGCCACGGGAAATGTGAAGACGGCTTTAACGGCTGCTCACCGCTATCTCAAAGCCCTTTCAGAGGTCGGTATCACCCAGAAGATGGCGTTGCGAGCCAAGGGCTTTGCGCTGACCTCCAATGGCTTCGTGCGCTACGCGATCTTGAAGGACAAAGGCCCAAAGGCGCCCGTCATCTATCGCGACTACATCTTCGACCCCAATGCCAATGAGCGGATCGCGCGTGAGCGTGGCGAGACCTCCAGCAAGACGGAGGCGGCGTGATGGCAAACAAGCTCACGACCGAGCAACGCCGCGCCATCATGCAAAAAACATGGCGCCTCAAGCGTCCCGAGATGCTGGCAAAGGTTCGCCAAAACGCGGTCAAGGCGCTCGATGCGCGTGGCCTCATCCGAGGCGCATTGCTGCAGCAATTCCTCGCAGACGTGAGCACGTCCAAGGACGGATATAGGAAGATCGGCGCTCGTTGGCTGGTATCGTCTGCCACCGCCGCTCGCATTGCCCGCGCCCACGGCATCTATCACCACAGACCGAGAAAGTTAGACGCTATCGAAATTCGGGAGGCCGCATGAGCCCGTCCCCGAAACAGCGCGCCGCCACCAAGGTCGATGCCGCCATCGCGGTGGGACACCTGGAGCAGGCTTTGGTCGAAGCGCAAATGGTTGCGAGCGCGGGTCCAAACAATCCCGTGCGGCAGAGCCTTACCAACGCGAAGGCGCACGCAACCGCTGCGCTGGGGCAGTTCGCGCTCCTGCAGGGAAAGGTGAACCATGAGCCGCGCTGAACCTTGCCCGGTACCCGGCTGCATCGACTTCAAAGGGCGCGATTTGATCATGTGCCGCCATCACTGGCGCATGCTCCATTTCGTGACGCGCCGCATCATCAACGGCCTTTGGCATCGTCTCATCAAATCGAAGCATTGCGGCGACGACGCGGGCTTCCGCGCTAACGCCAGAAATTTCCTCGACGTCCGCAAGGGCGCCATTTCCCAAATATGCGAAAAGGAGAACATCAATGTCGTGTGTGACTGATCGCGCCATCGACTACATGGAAGCTAATCCCGAGCGAGATTACACCGCGCGAGAGCTTTGCAGGTCGCTTGGCCTCGAAACTCATGGTCCCGCCGGTTCCGAAAGCGTGGGCCAGCTCGACGCCGAACTCGGCATCCTGTCGATGAGCGGACTTGTGGCGACCAAGGCCCACGGGCGCAGCAATGAATTCGTCTATCGCTATGCGGGAGGGCTGTGATGCTGCTCGAACCAAACAGGCATTACCGGTCCCATCCCGAGCGCATCAGCGGCACAGTGATGGGTGGTCTCCACTGCGTCCACGCTGCCACAGAGAAGCTAAACGACTTCCTAGAGCAAACCGCCATCAATCCAATCGACAAAGATGTCCGGCGCAAAATCCTTTTTGCGCGGTCATATCTGGTCTCCTGCAGAGAATATTTGATGCTAGCCAAAGCGGGTGTCCAATGAGTAGCGCCGCCCGCCCTTATGGACCTAAAAACGGTGGCACCTATGTCGAGCGCGCCCGCGCGGCATGGGGCACGGTGCCCGATAAGATCATGCACCTCGCGCTCGCCTGTGACCTTGCCGATAACCTTAGCGTAGTTGCAGAACGCATCGGCTATTCGGTGAGCGCGATCAGCTCTGTGCTCGCCAACACCTACAAGGGCCGCATGGACCGCATTGAGGCCGCCATCGACGGCGTCCTGATGCAGGCTGAGGTCTATTGCCCGGCTGCGGGCATGAAACTGGCGCGCAACGTCTGCGCCGATCACCAGAAGCAAAAGATAGCCTCAAGCGCCAGCCCGCTCGCCGCCCGCTTTCCCGCCGCCTGTCGCGGCTGCACCCATTCGTTCGGAGGGAATAATGCTTAGCCATGATATCGACAACGCCGCCGCGTCGATCAACGTCGCGCTGGCTGGCATTAACGAGGGTGGGCGCGTCAGTAGGGGATGGCTTCGCGGCTTGCAGAGCAATCTCCGCGCGCAGGCCGATCAAGCCCGCCAACTCGAAGCGCAGGTCGCGCCGGGATCGCCCCTGATCGACAACGTGGTCCGCCTCGCGGCCGGAAAAATGGCGGCGACCCGATGAACATGGAAGCCACCGAACTCGGCACGATGCGCAAAGCTATCGGAGGACGCTGTGGACGCTCTGCGGTAGACACGAGCGATTTCGATGCCATGCGTGCGGAGTGTCACAGAATTGCAGACACCAGCACGCGCGAGCTGATGATGACCTCAACGGATATGTTGCGGGAAGTGGCCATTGCTGCGGCGATGGGTATGGACACGATCCTGCTCGCATCCGAACTCGCAATGTTGTCGGACGCCAACGCCAATCCCACCGCGATCAACGAAGCGCTGATGCGGCTTCTCGATTTCGTGCGGGCCATCATCAAGGAGAAATCACCATGTTGACCTTTGTGATTGTCGCCTTCCTCGCCTTTGCATTTCTGGGTGGTTGCACCTTGCTGAATTCGGGCCGGATAAGCCGCGAAGAAGAGCGGCGGGAATGGATGGCCGAACACCTCATCGATACCACCGCCACCACGGGCCGAAAGATTGCCCCATGAGCAAGAAGGCGAAGAAAGTCCCGGCCTGCACGCCGCAAAGCTGGGCGGAAGCCGACAAGCTCCTCGCTGAATATAGCGAGAAGCAAGATACCCTGACGGCGTTGGAAACCCGCTGCAACGCTGCTGTTGCCCGGATCAAGGCGAGGTATCAGGCAAAGGCCTTGCCTGTACAGGCACGCCACGATCAAATCTTCGATGGCCTGCAATGCTATGCTGAGGCCAACCGCAAGACGCTGACCGAGGACGGAAAGACCAAGTCTGTCCAGATGACGGCGGGCCGCCTCGGCTGGCGCCTTGGCCAGCGCTCGGTAAAATTCCGCAAAGGGATGACAGGCGATGACGTGGTCAACGCCATTCGAGTTTTCCGCGCCAATTGTTTGGCCAATAAGCGCAGGCTGATGGCGACAAAGCTGCTCAGCTTTATCCGCGTCAAGGCAGAGCCGAACAAGGATGCAATGTTGGCCGACCGTCATCTAGCGAAAATTATTGACGGTGTGCGGATCGTGGAAGGTGTCGAGATGTTCTACATCGACCCGACTGTTGCCGAACTGGCGGAGGCGAAGTGATGCGCCCGATGACGGAAGCCGATTTTATGGTCGAGCTGGGAAGCGGCAGCTTAGATGCCACGCTCGACGCGCTTGAGAACTTCGTACGCAGCCACGGATACCATGATGTGGCGCGGGTGGTGAGAGACATGCACGCCGCGATGGAGGCCACGCGTTCCGATTATATGGACTGGGATGACCTCGATGTCGTTCCCAGCGAACAAGCCCCCGCCGAACAGGAGCCCAAATGATGGGACAGCGGTCGGACGTGCTCACCAACTTGTTGCTAGCCACCGCAGCCCTGCATGGGCTGCGGGGTGTTGAGAGAGTCTCGCCGCACTTCAAGGCTGTTTGGCACTCGGCAGTGCGCGGCGAGGCGCCGGAGCGCAAAGCCGTCACGGCTGATGTCGCCCGTGGCCTGCTGTGCGATGTGCTCGATATCTGCGCTGCGCACGGCGTTGAGCGCCTCGATCTTGTTAGCGATTTCAATAATCACAATGCGCTCTTCGAAGGCGACCCGGTTGAAGCGCTGTCTCGGCGCCTACTTGATTTGATAGTGGAGCGCTGATCATGCCAAGCCGCAACCAACTCATCGGCCTTCTGCATCAGGCCGCCAAGCGCGCCGGGCTGGATGACGACACCTACCGCGACCGCCTGGAACGCATTACCGGAAAGCGGTCGGCCAAGAATTGCAGCGACGAACAATTGAGTCTCGCTCTTAATAGTTTTCACGTGAAACAATCCGTTTCACATTCCCACCACGGCAAGATCAAAGCCCTATTCATCGCAGCCTATAATCTCGGTGTCTTCGAGATCGGGACTGATAAGGCTCTGGATGCCTTCGTGAAACGCCAGACCGGCAAGGAGCGCCTGAGCTTCGTGACACCCAGCGAAGCCCCGTCTGTGGTCGAGGCTCTGATCGGCATGCTGGCCCGTGAGGGCTTCGTAGTGACGAACGTGGATGATGGCGGGATGACGGCGCGGCGTGATCTTCTCTGCGCCCAGTGGGCCAAGCTCTACCGGCTCAAGGCCGTGCAGACGGATTACCCGTCCGCGCTGTGGCACTATGCGAGCCGGATGCTCGCCACCAATCACGCGGGCCTGGAAAGTCTCGGACGCGCTGACCTCGACATGGTCGCCCGCCGCCTCGGCAGCTGGGTCAGAAAAACCCAGGCCGGTAACGCGGCCCGCAAAGCGAGCGCCGCATGACGAGCGCCGCCGCCAAGATCGCCGAACGCAATCTGCCGGACTTTTTTGCCGTGCTGTTTAAGGTTGGCGGCTGGGCGGCGGTGGAGGGTTTTGCGAACGCGTTCGGCGGGAAGCGCATTCGCATCCCCCGAACCAAGGTCGGAGACCATCACCCGATTGTTGTTGCGGCTGGCAGAGCTGCCGCCGATGCCTTGATCGAGGCCTATGGCGCGACCTCAAACCTACAAATCCCGCGCGCCGGTCACTCTCTCAAGCTGCTGGTCGTCAAGGACAATATCAGTATGTCCGCGAACGAGCTGGCAGAACGCCTGGGATGCACCTATCGCCACGCCTCGAATTTGCGTAAAGAAGCGCTCGCGGGCACAGCGCGTAAACGCCGCGCAGCCGGTCGGCCAAAGGCCGCGCTCGATCCGCGCCAAATCGACCTTGAAGACTTCTTGAAATAGCTGCCGCCGAAAAAATTCAGCGGCCATAGGCGCCCTTCGCCCGCGCATTGTCGCGCCATGATCGCGCACCAAGACCTCTCTATTGCCGCGAAGGGCGGGGACGATGTCCTCGCCCGGACCATATTTGCTGAAGCCCGTGGCGAGTTCACGGACGGTCAGGTCGCAGTGGCCTACACCGTCAAGCACCGGGCCGAGATCGCCGCGCGCTACGTGTTAGAGCACGACAAGCCTCATCCGCTTTTTGGTGATGGCACCATTGCCGACGCCTGTCTCTCCAGCTTCCATGGCATCCACCAGTATTCTTGCTGGAACATGGGCGACCCGTCGCTGGCAAAGGCGCTAGCCGCCGACCACAGCAACCCGGCCTTCTGCCGCGCCTGTGAAATCGCCCGGCAAGTGATTGCCGGAACGGTCCCAGATGCCCTCCCGGACACGACGCATTACTTCAACCCGCGCGTCGTAGCGGAACCGGCTTGGGCCAAGGGCCTGCCCTACCATTCGATTGGCCGTCACCGCTTTTTCCGGAACGTGCCATGAACCTCTTCCGCACGATCCTCACCGAAGACGACGCCAATCAGACGTGGTGCCCATTGCGCATCGGCTTTGTGGTCTCATTCCTCTTCATGCACGGCATGGTG